CGTCAAAATCTACATCGGCTTCCTCACCTTCTTCTACACCGCCAGCCTCTTCGCTAGCTACCTCAGCTTGAAGTTCATCAAGAAGTCCGCCTGTTTGACCAACCATCTCGTCCATGCCCATTTCTTCAGCCATGATATTTTCATAAATTTCGCGTGATTTCTCAACTACGATTTCATGAAATACTTCACGCGCCTTATCTTCATTTTCATTGATTATGAGGTCAATGAGTTCCTCAAATTTCCTGTTTTCCATTGTAATTTCTCCTGGTTAATGGCTTTGTAGAATTATTTAGTGAGTAGTTAAAAAAAGTACTCAATAAGTGCTATTTTTTTGCGTTTTTAGGAATTTTTTATAGTTGAGGGGCTTGAGCTTCAGCTTTTAATCCATATTGTTCGCGCATTTTGCCCAAATGCTCTTTTCGTTCGTAATTTCTTACGTCAATCATTCTGCGTAACTTGCGTATTTGACTTAATGTTAATTTAGTTTTTCTGCTTGTTTTTTTCATAGGACGGCTATTATCAGTTGATACATCCTGATAACCGGCTATTGGCGGGTCAAACATCTCAAACAGTTTCATAATATTATTTATGCGACTGTGCCCGGAGTAGCAGGTGCTGCTGCACCTGCTGCAGGTGTTGCTCCGGGGGGTGCAGTACTTACCGGACCTGCAACTTCTGGCGGCAATGCTTCATTGCCCTGAGATGCAGTTTCTAGTTCTTCACCTGTCTTTTCATCACTTTCAATATCACTTACACTTACACCCACACTACGTAAATCTTTTCCTGTTGGAGGTTCAACTTCGTCTTTATCGTTTTCTTCTCTCCACATTTTCTCGTTTTTAGCAATTTCTTCTTCACTTAATCCCAAGAAACGTTCAAGTAAAAATCTTTTACTTAAGTAAGGAAATGCTTCTACGGCTGTAAATGTGTTAACTCTTGCTGTATCCAATTCACTTTGACGATAGCTTGCAAAATTTTGGGGGGCATTAAATGATAATGTAAAAAGTCCTGGATCAATATTAAATCCGCGCCAACGTAAAAATAATTTAAACTCTTCATCTAATGTCAATGCAATATAGTTTTGAAGTCGTTCGCAATATTGATTAAATCTATATTCTTGAATTAATGCAGTGCCGACCTTGCCATCATTTAATATTCTATCACTATCATCTGGCCCAGTCGGTAAATAACTACTTGGTACACGTAATCCACGCGCTAGCCTATTATTAAAATAACGCAGATCGTCAATCTCTCCTAAATTCTGCCCACCTGGCATGACTTCTACACTTGATCCGCGACCGTCTGCGGTGACTGGAAAGAAGTAATCTTCATTCATTGAGAGTGGATTATATGTAGCGTCTACTATTGATGCGCCCCCATACACACTAGGAATTCGTCGTTGATGTATTTCGTTTTTAATACGTTCTACAAATGCCATAGCCATATGACTTGGCATATTACCTACGTCAATTTTAAACAGTCTACGTTCAGGCGCACGTTGTACACGATATATTAGTACGGCATCTTCAAGCAATTCTTTTTGTTTATAAACTTTAAAAATATTTTCTAATATACTTTGACCAAATGGCCAAAAACGATCTAGACCTTCTGTTAGGCTTAGATGCACTATGTGTTTTGCATCAATAGCCATTTCGCTTTGACCTAATGTAAAGCGGCTACCTGTCGTATTATATGGCATAGCAGGAACAGTATATGGTGTATTAGTGCCGCCGCCAGTACCACCTAAGCCTGTAGCAGGATTAGCTGCAAAATCTGTATTTGTTTTTTGAGCTACTGATAAATTTTGTAAATTAATATTTAAATCTTTGATGACATATTGTTCTGGTAGTTTGCCTTCGCTTTCATTAACTATGACTTTAATAACCTTGACCATATCGACCCAATATAACTTAAAGTTTTCAGGGTCACGAACAAATACTTGATCTCCATACTTTATAACATTACGGAATATTTTAAAAACTCTTTGATCAAGCTCATTTAATTTACACCATTGTTGTAATTGAGTAGTAAGTATTTTTACTTCATGAGTGGTTGGATCATCTTTAAATTCAAATTGAAATGGTGTTTTATTATGTTGATTTTTTTGTGTGCTAAACTCTGCTATAATATCTAGACATGCGTTAATTTCAGCATCAACGTCCATCATTTCATATTGGTTATAACGTTCAATACGATTAGGGTGACCTGTGTAAACTTCTGGCAGTCTACTCATGTAATTTTTATAACCAAAATCAGTATTATTCCAACCGCCATTTTGGTAACCATTTTGACCAGCATTACTGTTCCAAGCCCCCGTATTGCTGTTTATACCAGAAATAGGACTGCTGAAACCTGACTTATTTAAAAACTTTCTTGTATAGGACATTGTCTAATTCTATTAATAAGAATATTTATGATTACGACCTAGTATATCTTAAAATGTCAGTTTGTGTTTGCTGGCTAGATTTTAGTGTATCAGATATTGTTTCCAATTTTTCTACAAGTAATTGCTGCTTACCAAAATTTTCACGCTGAACACGTAGTAATTCTCTAAATGTATTATTTTGTGTATTTACCAATGCTCCAATATCTGCTGCGACTACAGGTTTATTTTCACTAGTTGCAGTTTCAGTAAAGTATTTTTGTAATATGCTATCTCTAGGAGCAGGACTTATTATTTCAGTACCGTGATATGTCATATTAGATTGATAGCCACTCATAGGGCCTTCTAGCATAGCTCCATATCTTGCTTGGAAGCTTCCACCTTCATTATGCCTTGCACTAAAATGCATTGGATCAGGATTATTTCTAAAATTTCCGCCCCAACCTAAACCATATTTGGCTGCAATAGCGGCGGCATTAACGGGTAGATCTCCTGCTTGGCCTGGCATATTTTTTGTTGGATTTATATCTATAGCAGCTCCATAAGCATGACTACTCCATTGATTGGTCCCGGCAACTTTTCTTCTGTTATATCCATCAATTCTAGTAATTTTGTATCCAGTTTTTTCAAGATCATCAATTAATCCTTGAAATTGATTTTGAAACTTTTTATTTACACTAGCCGAAGCACCGTTTTTTGATGTGACATTTGTTAAATCTACCTGTCCTGGTCCTGAACTACTACTTGTGCCACCCGTAGATAGCCGAGCAGAATTATCGAACTCTCCCCTAGCGTTAAAGTTAAGTCCAGGTGAAGTTGGCAGTACTGGAACAGCCCCCATTGTACCACCTCCGCTATCTGTGCCTACATCAAAGGATCTGGTTGGTCTTGCACCTTTATCAAAATTCTTTGTGTATTGTTCAAAAGTTTGCGTGCTTGCATCCGCTAGACGGTTCAATTGTGGGGTAGACCCTGCTCTTTCTCTTTGATACTGTTGTCGCTTTTCACTTTCCGTATAATAACGTTGAGCGGTTCCCATCATTGTACTTTGCCTTTTTAAGAAAGCATCAGTAGCCGACCATACTGTATTGCCTGCAGGATCTATAACTTTATCCTTAAATATTTGTCCGCCCTCATCAATAAACTTTTGAGCCATATCTTCAGTAGATCCTTCTTGCATCTTTTGCGTTAAGTCATTTATTCCATCTCCTATTTTAACTAATTCTCGTAATTGTTGATATGCCAAATCTACTGATTTTTGCATTTCTTCAATCTGTGTTTCGCCTATACCTAATTCACGTTCCATTTGCTCAAGATTTTCTTTATGCTGATCTTGTGATTGTTCATCTACATCAACTGCAGATGTCTTTTTCCCAAAAAGGTTGTCAAGCAATACTCCGCCACTTTGGTATAATCCAGTACCTAAACCTAAAGCACCACCAATAATAGCACCAGGGAGTGCCCCAACACCAGCAAATGCTGACCCAACCGCTCCCCCTGTCATTGCCATGCCACTTGTTTGAGCTAGTATGTTTGTAAGTGCGCCAGCTGTACTACTTTCACCTCCTACTGCATCAACAGCATATGGAGCTAATAAAGATGTTGCAATGCCGCCTCCACCTCTTAATAATGCGCCTGGTTTGAGTTTGAGTTTTCTACTTGCTGCTTCACCTGTCTCCTTAGATACTCTTTTACCTGTGGCAGTATCAACATAATAATCTCTTCCGCGTTTATCTGTGCGTTTTTCAACTTTTCCGCCTGGTTTGCCTGGACCCCCAGTACCTGTAGGACTACCGGGGACAGGTGCGGGACTAGTTGGAGTTCGTAATAGTTTATATGCGAAAGCAGTTAACGCGGCAGCTGCAGCGCCTGCAGCGACACTGACTGCTATCAATTTCGCTGCAGCACTGGTAGCATTACCTATTAAAGGGTTCATGCTTGCAATAATAGTTGCAAGCTGCAATGTCGCATATCTTTCAAAAGCTGCAATAGAGGCAGCAGCATTCATTATATTATCATTTGCCTTTCCTACAAATTCACCTTGTGCATTTGTTAATCTGCTCAATTTCTCCATAGAGCTATTAAATGCGTCGGTGAAGCCTGTACCCGCTTGTTCTACTGATTGTCTAATCTTTTCAGGATCAAGATTGCGCACTACAGTTTCTACACCAGCGCCAAATACACCAAACGTTTCTTGAAAATCAATTTCTGCTTGTCCTAAACCTTCAAAACTTTTGCCAAGTTCTATCTGTCTTTGTGTTGCTGTTAATATAGCTGCACGTAAATTTAAAGTTGCTTTTTGTG